GTCATATCAAGCAAGGAAAGGATATTAAAGAAGTTTGGCTAAGGGAGCAAGATGGAAATCTTACGAGGCTATATAAAAAACGAACGGCTGACTAAATAGCCAGCCCTCGCAGATAACGAATCGGTAGTCATTAGCTACGGAATCGTTGCTGCAAAAATATACAAAAAATCCGTTACTTCCAACAAAAGCAGCGGATTTTTACACATATATAGATTACGTTGTCTGCTTATCTATCTTCTTCATTTCTCTGAACTCCGATTTCAAGGTTTTCTTTACCTCAGGTATCTGCCGTTCTTGAGGCAGTTGCTCCGGCTTCCGGCCCGTGTTCTTGATGATAATATCACGAACTTCACGACCAACCGCAAAATGAGTACCCTCTAAGGCTTCTTGACCACGGATTGACTTTAATTTTATGCGCTCTTCCGTCTGAGTAATACGAAACAAGTTGGCGGCCAGTTCGGTTCTGCCCATCGTCTCAAAAAGCTTGCTTTTCTCAACGCCACGTTTGCGCGCAAGCTGCACGTTGAGCATATTATACATACCACGATAACCGGCATTCGTAAACTTGGCATAGTCTTCAACACCGGCCGAGAGAGCTGCAGAATTCAAAGATTTGTTACCCTCCTTAATCTCGTCACGAATCAATAGACGATCAACATCAGACTGCTTTTCTATATACAGTTCAAATTGACGAGTCTGAGTGGCGAAATAGGCCTGAATCATAGCAACCTCCGGCTTCTTAGGATCGCCGTTCATAGCTATCAGGTAACACGCAAAACGAGTTAACTTATAGTCTGTCTGAGAACGACCGTCAATATCACGGGCTACACGGATGATGTTATCAAGATGTTCTATATTCAATGAAATGAAAGCCTTAGTGGCACGGTCTATCACCTTCTTAAAGGAGCTCATCTCTGAATAACCAAGCATAAGCATAAATTCTGAGGCCCACCAATAGGTTATACCATTCTGGTTCTTGAAATCCTCAAAAGATAAATCCGTGATGTTAACTGCTGACATAGCTTTAGTCTCTTTTTGGTATACGGTGCAAATATACCCCTTTTTTACACATTCCGATTAACTTACACACAATAAAAAAATCCGCTGACCAAAATCGGACAGCGGATTTCTTCTTAATCACAACCCTTTATGCACACGCAAGTGACACGCATGACAGAGCAAGGCCACGTTCTCGCGGCAAAGCAGCAAATCCGGACGATCACGAAGAGGAATAATATGATGAACCTCAAGAGCATCAATCGAAAAACGACACCCGCAAACACCACACACACCACCGCGCTTGCGGTAAACCCTACGCTTCAGACGAAGCAGACGCTTACGATGCTTACGATAATAATCATCACGATCGCCACGACGCTTCAACCGATGGCTGCTCACATAGACATAAATACCGAAAAATGAAAAACGCTTCGTAAAATCCATAACAAGCATATAGCATTTTGTAAAAACAATAACGAACTTATTCTTCCACATCCACACCGCAGCAGTCCTTCAATAGAACCTTAACCAACCACGTCATGTGGTAGATCATCTCACTATCACGCTCACTTATCACGCCATCCTGAGCAAAACCCTGACCACAACGCTGAATACCGTCCAATAGCGCCTGAACAAAAGTCTTACCATAACCGCTATCCAAGAGCTCCAATATAGTCGGATACTTTTCCATCACACACCCTCCTTTCCTAACTTCGCACGCATGTCCAAACCTCTAAGCGCAGCGGCCATAGCACCCGGTTGATGATAAAGTTGCTTACGCTCACGATTCTCCTTTGCCTTACGGTACAAAGCCATCAAAATGCGGCTGCTACGGTTGTAACCGTTCAAAGTACGGTTCACGGCTACACGACTCACACCGAGCTCCAAAGCGATAGCCTGCTGATCACCATGCTCCAAACTCTCACCAATCAACCACAACAAATCAAGCAGCTCAGCATTAACACCCTCACCACGACTCATACGGCGAACAACACGACGATTTCCGGACTGCAACTCATAACGGCCCGTCTTGCGCAAAGTGGGCAAAACCTCGCCGGCAACCCAATTAGTGAATTTGTCGGCGCGCTCCGAACTTTGACAGCGGAATGCCAACTTATACATGCCAGCTTCAGAAATCACGGTTAATTGCTGTTCGCCACCGGGGGTGATGAATTTCATCACCCCTTTCCATTCCTCTGGAATCTGTGCTAAAGTGGCACTACTCCAAGAAATATTCAAGGCTTTTGCAACATCCTTGGCAGCGAACCAAAGATTCTCATTTAATACTTTAACCCGAATGGGTTGATTGTTTTCGTTGAAGGTGAATACCTTCAAATCTTTTTTTTCTGTCATTTTTCGATAATTTAGACAGTTGCCGGAAACCGCCCGGCACGGCACGGAAAAAGGGTTCCGCTACCCGTTGTCTAAGCTTATCGAAGGCTTGGCAGGCCATTACAGCCACGCCACGGGGCGAAACCCTATGTGGTTCGCATCTGGGCATAAAAAATGCCCGACTGCGACGTTGGGCGGATTCACCGCCTCCGATAAAATACTTAGACGTCGCAAAAATGCACCAAAATTTTAATACTGCCAAACTTTTCCGCTGAAAAATCCTAAAATCAGCACAAAAACGCGCTGATTATGCTATAAAGATACGAAAATCCCGACACATAAGCAAACTTACATTCGCTGATTTTCAACAATTTCTACAAATAAACCTCTACTTGAAATCCAACCGCAACTGTACGCTCAACCTGCCCTTCACGCTCCCGCTCGACAGCAGCTCCGCACCAAACGAACGGGCAAACCAGCCGGGCTGTGTCATACCGTAAAGCAATATCTTCCTCGCCAAATCCTCACCGCGACGGTTCAACCTCAGTGCGCTTTGCCCACTCGCAGTGCGGCTGCCAAGACAGCGAAGCAAATCATTCATAGAATACCAACGCTCCTGCCCATCCTCTACCATACGCACATCACCATTCCTATAACTAACCCTGCGGTAAGGCCTGTCACGCCAGTCCAAATAGTCATCGCACCGGCGGCCCGACAGCCTATACCCTCCCGTATTACGGATACTCGGCAATACTTCACTCGTAACCCATTTACGGAATGCCTTAGCCTCAGGCTTGCGGCTCTGGAAAATTAAATTGTACAAACCACTCTCGTTGACAATATTCATTTCTTTGTTGCCAAACTGTGTCGGTAGTACCGACATAGCTTTCTCGTCATCATCCAGACGATTCACAGCATCACGACTGTTGCCGATGGTCAGCACCTCACACACATCCTTAGCCACAAACCAAGGCTCGTCGTTAATCACTTGTACACGGATAGGCGTACCTGCATTCTCATTGAAATTAAATACCTGCAGACCGGTAGGCTGCGCTGTCTTCTTCTTTGCCATTTTATTTGTTGTTATAATGTTAATACACCAAATTTTCGCCAAAACGGGCGAAAAGTCCACTTCAACGCAAATAAGCGCTGTTGATCTCACGAATACGGCCCCGAAGCAGACCGTAGATCATCCACAACGTATACTGACCCTTCTGCTTCCGCATCCATACCCGACCGCTGTGATAACCGCTCACAAATTCCTCCTGAGTCAAGCCGCAGCTACGCGTCAGACCGCGATACACGATACGAAGAACATCCTCAGGAGTAGGCGTCTTCGAGATGTAAGCCTTACCCAATACGCTCATAATATGACGGCTCTGAAGAGAATAACCCACAACCTCACCGTTTACATACAATTCCTGCTTCATAACTGCTTCACAGCTACACAACGATAGCTTTCTATGTTTTCGATGATCGCCTCGTGGTTGTGGCTCGTACGGCTCTCCACCAAATCGAAAGCCATAAAGGTCTCACCCGCCATGCCGGTCAGGGCCTTGTGGATCTCTTCCAGCAGATCGAACACCTTCAGGCTCTCTTCCTGAAACGCGCTGCCGGCACGCACGCTGCCCGACCAATCGGTCACCACATGCAGATGCACAACCGGCTCGGCGCGATATTCCACACCATCCTGAATAGCCTGCCACTGAATGGGAGCAAACTCCACGAATACGGCAGGACGCTCCCATAACTCCTCCTGCTCGATGAACTCGACATTGTGGTTCCACAGGTCGATATGCTTGATGACCCCGCCGCTTACTGTCTTCAGCTTATCGCAGAGCATCTTGTACAGTTCCTTTCTCATTGCTCTTTAATCCTCAATTCAAAGTTGATATACTCGGTGATATTCTCCTCAATGATTTCCCGGACGGCTTGCTCCACTTCCGGACTGGTGCCCAGGAAACGGCGGCGCGGGATCTTGAGGGTCGTGCCGACTTTCTTCAAGGCCATAAACTTCCAAAACTCGGCTTCATCGCTCAGCTGCAACGTGCGCTTGTCACGCCTGTAGCTGCCGTCCTTCTTCCGGCCGAAGCCGCCGGTCGCCGCATAGTATCTATGCCAAAAGTAACGCTTCATCTTATCCGTCACCACGATCTCGCCGCCATCATTGTGAATGGCTGCGTAGGATTCGGTGCTGAAGAAAGTAATGCTGTTCTCGGTCGTCCGACTCTGAATACTCTGACGAAGACGTCCGGTGTCGACCAATAGGTGGCCGTCTCGGCGCGTGGGACGCTTGCGACGCTGCCACGCCTCACTAAAAAAGGCCTGACGCTCGAAGTTCTGATCGAACGCGTCAGACATTTCCACGCGAATATCCTGCAAGATCCTGCCTAAAATACGCTTAACGTCTGCACGCATGATACGCTTACAAATCTTTCTTTAGAATATTATACAAGGTACGCTCACTGATGCCATAAACCGGATAGATATAACGACGCCAGATCTCACGATTAGAGAGGCCCGTCTTCACCCACCGGCTATAAATCAAATTAATCTCACACACGCGTTGGCGATAACTTACACCTCTACGCTTCTCGTTGTCTACTTTCACACTGTTATCTTTTTATATAATTACCTAAGCGTTTCTTTGTAAGGACGAATATCAAGCAGCAGCTTGCAACTCACCCACACGCGACCGCTGCCCTCGCAATGAGAGCAACGAACGCGATGTAAACTACCATCGGAGTGAGGAACCTGACGATAACCGGTGCCACCACAACCACGACAGATGGCAACCTTGGTGGGCTTTATCACGTCCTTCTTCATAACCCGACCTCCTCTTTCTTGGGTTCAACATAGAAGGTCTCGTCCTGCACAACAGCGATACCACATACAGCCATCGCTTCGCGCATCGTTGTCGTACGATCGTCGCCCGTCGGGGTGTCATACACAGCCACTTCCTCCAAGTCGCGATCCGCCAGCAGCCGGTCCTTCGCGATCTCCTCCGTCAAACGAATGTACGTCGCCGGAAGGATTTTCTTCACCAGCGTTAGTGCGGCGGACCAGGTAAAGCCTTTCAGCGTTTTCAGCTTCGGTGTCCCGGTGCGGAAGCCGATGGTACCATGAGCCATGTCGAGCGATTTCTTCTTCGAAAAGAATTCTTCCTGATGCTCCGTCGCAAAAGATTGTAGGGTATCAAATGCCTGCTCTTTCTCGGACGTGAGCGTCGCCAACTTGTCGGCATACTTCTCACGAATCTTGGCACACTGCAGTTCGATTTCCGCATTGATTTTCTGTACCTGTGCATCGCTTTTAGCGTAGGTTGCAAACGCTTCATCGGCGGCTTCTCTGCTCACGCCGGTGATGATTACTTTCTTTTTTCTTGTTGCCATTGT